ATAATAGAACTCAGTAGCAATTTCCCAACTCTCACAAATTGGTCCTTTACCGTCGCCATTTTTACCAAGATCACGTATCTCCCAGTCGATGATATACTCTTCAAAAGCCTCGTTTTTGTATTCTATAAGTTTAGAAAGTGTTGGAATACCATTATCAATAATGCTATTGATATTGGATTGAGTAAGATCAGTAACAAAATAAGTGCTACCGCCTTTGAATTTCCAATGTGCTTCGTCAACACCATGTTCATAACCTTCGTTATGTGCCGCATAGTTTTCTCTATATTGAGTGTTTATTACTAAAGTTTGCATATTTACTCCTACCTAATTAATTAAACTATATATAGTATAACAAAAAAATCATAATTGTCAACACTTTATACAAAAAAAGATAAATATATTTGTAACAAGATTGTAACATAAGTGTTGCATTACTGTTGCAGTTCACATTAGTGATAAAGCAACTAGAACAGTTAGATACGATTTGTTACCTCATTACAGGAGAATAAAATGGCGAAACCATTAGGAGTAGTAGCCATGCTAACTCAGTCAGCATCTACTACATTTAAAAAATTAGATAAATTAATTAAGGCTGGAAGTTTCCACAGAGTTGCGAATCAGTTCTTAAATTAACGAGGTTGGACGTTAAAGTCCCTATAAAATTGCTGTACGCATACTGCTTGCCAGTGTGCGTCAGCCTGAGCATCATGTAAGTTTTCTTGTATTGCTTTTCTGGGATCTACAGGCATCATCTTAAATAATGTTCTACAGTCATTTACTTGCCAGTAAAACCAGTTCATATGATGATCAAATGTCTTAAACAAGTCCTCTAAAATTACCATATCAAACTGTGGGCCTTGGCACCATATTGCTTCACAACCTGTTAGCCAACCATTAAGATCCTTCATAAAAACATCAACATCTGTTCTGCCAACATCTGAGAATGCCCTATCCTGAATACTTTGCTCTTGTTTGCCCCACCAGGCTAATGTACTCTCATCAACTAGTCTGCCTTTTTCAGTTTGAGAGTCTACATCTAACATCCAATGTTTACCGTTGTTAGGCTCAATACTATTAAAAGGATTAAACTTTACAGCACCCACACTTAATACAACACTTCCAGGCTCTGTGCCTAATGTTTCTATGTCTATCATTGCATGTGTGGCCATAAGATTACTCCATTTAAAGTAATATTATAGCAAAAGATGTACTTATGTCAAGTACTAAAGGGAAATAATAGTATCGTCAGGTAACTCGTCTTGTCCGTCTATTGGTGATAATTGCCCTGCACCTTTAACACCATCAGCCCATTGCATCTTTTCAAATGGGTCTTGATCGCCCGCCACAACTTTATCCCAAAACTCACTATGATTTCCTATCTTGTCTAGGAACCATGCGATCTTGGCCGCTGAACTTACTCTGGCTTGTTGCATGTCTGCATGACCAAAGTCTTTGGGGTCGCTTGGATTACCTTCCATATACTTTCTGTTTTGGAAAGTTTCGTCATCATTATTGCCTGTGATATCTGCTCTGTCATGAATAAACTTAAAGTCTACTCTTTCAAAAATGTCAAGCATATATGCAATATGACTTAACCAAGCATCGTTCTGTGGATTTTGGCTTAAATGTCCCATTAAAATAAACCAATCTTTAGGTACAATAGGAAGTATTGCGTAAGGATGTCCATCATGATTATCTTTAGGTCCTAATAACTTAAATTGGCCATCGTATTGCCTAATTACATCGTCCCACCCTTCTGATTCCATTAAGCAATCATCGTTCCAAAAGAACAACCAATCACCTGTGGCCGCACCTGCTAGTGTATTAACGTATATATGTAAATTGTCATATCCTAATGGCTTAAATACACTTGCTCTTGCTTCTATACTCCTTTCATTAAAGTATGGTGCTAGTTCTTCTTTAATGTATTCACTTACACCCTCATCATCGTCATCTATACCAAAAAGTATTTCCAGTCTCTCTGGTTGGTTTGCTTTATCTATTAAAGACTGTATACTTTTCTTTAATACTTCTCTCCTCCCTCTTGTAGGTAGTAATACTGAAATAATTGTATCGCTTACTTTTTTCTTTTTAGGTTGTTGTTTTGCCACTTTGTACCTCTTGTTTTCTGGAATAATTATTTTCACCTGTGAATAACTTTCTGATATTACCACGGAATGTATAATGCCCTACATGATTAAGGGCAGTACGTGGATCTAAATATACAGTACCTCCCATATTCTGCCATGTTCTGCAGAACATATAATCCTCTGACAAATAACGTCTGCTTTCTGGATCAATCATTGTGTCAAATAGTGCATACATAAATGGTTCAAACTTTTGATCTACATTTATATCATTAACATATTTGTATTCAGGATGTTTATCAAACATTTGCTGTATTACATCTTTCCTAATACACATAAAGCCTGTTCCTGCGTCTTTTAGTTTTACTAAATTATCCTCTATTTGTACTTGCGGTGTTTTATTACCTTTTTCGTCTTCTAAGAAATCAAAGTTTACAACATAATTAGAACTGTGTCCTTCAATTGTTTCTTCTGTTTCTGTTTCATCTGCTCTAGCGGCACTTATAATACTTGTCCAGTTAAGAGCTTTTTTAGGATAAGCACCTACAACAATAGGTTTGTCGTATGCTACCATTCTTAAAATATCTTCTGGATTAAATTCTATATCAGCATCAATAAAAAATAAATGTGTTGCTGATTGATTCTCCATAAAGAAACTTGTAAGTGTGTTTCTACCTCTAGTAACTAGACTTTCATTTGCTAATGTGCTAACTGTATATTGAATATTATACTTGTTACATAAAATTGCTAATCTCATCATACTTCTAAAGTACGGCTCTCCTAATTGACCACCATAACAAGGTGTTGCAATAAAAATATGTTTTTGTCTAAGTAATCCTAAAGGTATCTCAACTTTTGAGTCAAGAAGATTAAACATAACATCATTATGCTTTGCTTCTTCAACCTTTGTATTTGGTGTAGGTTTTGTTTTTTTCTTTGCCATGTTTATCTTGTGTGTCCTAGTAATAAGTCTGGGTCTTCTTCGTCATTAATATATTCAAATATTTTATCTAAATACTTTCTTTCCTTGTCGTTATTTAACAATATCCTTTCATCAACGAATAGAAGATCGGTATTATTTGCTAATGCAAGATCAATTAACTCGTCTCTTCTCTTTTTATCGTAAGTTATTCCCAAAATACTAGGAAAAAGTATGCCATGAATATTTGGGTCACGAATAAAGTCTTCTAGCATTGGTTCCCAATGACAAAAACTTAGTTCTAATGGATAGTCTGCCGGAACAATTCCAACATCTTTACAAAATTGTTGCATAACCATACTGGTAACAAAAAATGGTGTAGTTTCACAAAATCTACTATTCATGTCAATATAATTAATCCATGTTTTATTGGTTTCAATATTGTCTAATGGTTGCCTGTATTCTCCATGTAATCTAAAGTATCCACCAGGTCTACGTCTTCCGTAATTACCACCTTTTACAAGTACTCTAGTATCAAAACTCCAACGTGTAATATCAGTATCGTTATTGATATTACCATGTAAGTGTCCTTGTTGGAACAACCAACTTTGCCCAGGAGATGCAGTACAAGGAATACTATGTTCTAAACACAACTTTTGTATTTCCTGGTAACTTAACTGCTCATCATAAGTCTTTTGTGTTATCATTCTGCTTTGTTGCCAAGGAAGTATTTGCATAGTATTAGAGCCCCATGCTTCAGTGATTGGACTCCAGATACTAAACATGCCTGGACCATGTCCAAACCATATACCTTGATGGAAGTTTAATGTTCTACCATGCTTGGCCTGGTTAGGTATAACTACTCTAACACCAACAACATCTTGAACCATAAAGTCTGAACCACCTAAACGTGGTCTTGCAATATCTTCTACAAAGTCATCCAACTTTCTTGCAAACTCTTCTGTTTTACAAATTCGTTGGACGTCCCAAACAAAATCATTTATTTCATTTGGGTCCATGACCTCATGTAATTTTTCAAGTTCAGTTACTTGTGGATATTTTTCCTGTACAGCATCTATAAAATACTGACGCCAATTATATTTTTCATGATCATGATCAATTAATTGATTATCCCATTCATAGTTTAACTTGTTTAATTCCATCCATCTTCCTTATAAATGGTGGAGCGAAGAGGGATCGAACCTCCGACCTCCTGGTTGCAAACCAGGCGCTCTCCCAACTGAGCTACCGCCCCTATATTAATATTATTATATTACTTAAGGTTTCTATTTAAATATGCAGTCATTTTATCGCCTACTGCTTTAGAATTTCTTGCTATATTGTTGCCAATTGTTTCAGCATTCTTCATAATATTTTTGCTGATTTCCTCTGCGTTCTTTTGAACGTTTTCGCCAACTTTAGTCCAATCAAAATCAATTGCTACGATTTTATCTTTCTTAGTTGTTGCTTTTTTAGTAACTTTTTTTGCTACTGCTTTCTTTGTAACTTTCTTTGTTACTGCTTTTTCTTTTACCATTTTTGTTATCCTGTTGCTCTTGCAACGTTATTGTTGTAATGGTGCTGGTAGTCGGATTCGAACTGACGACCTACTGATTACAAATCAGTTGCTCTACCAACTGAGCTATACCAGCCTTTATTACGACAAGTATTTATGGTAAGGTATGAAATATTATAGATGAAAAAGGGCGATATAAACCGCCCTTAAGGTTTTTGTTGGTTAAACTTGTGGAGGAGTTTCGTCACCTTCTTGAGGAGCCACTGGAGCCTCTGGTGCAACCTCTGGCGCCATTTCTGGAGCCATATCACCTTCAACTGGAGGTACTGGTGCCGGTTCTACCGGAGCCTCTTCTACTAAAAATCCATCTGCGTCTAAAACAGGTTCAGTTGATACTGGTTCCATTGTTTCAGGCATATCTGCATTTGCTTCTTCATGATGTTCTTCAACAAAGACTGTGCTTGATGAGTCATAATCGTACCATTCTGTGGCATAATCATTACTCCAATCACTGCCTTCTACCCATGTGTTTGATTCACATTCATATGAAACAGATGCGTTTGCATTGTCACAATAATTGTATGTGTCCCATTCCCATTGAGTAGGTTCCATCCAACACTGGCAACACTCGTCCCAATAAGCCGCATCGCTGAAGCCTTCTGGTTTTTCGTGGGTTGGTGTCATTGGATGTAAGTAATCACCTTCTGCCGGTGCTGTAAATACTGCTTCGTATTCTTCTACTGGCTCTTGATGATGTGGAATTTCCCAGAGTTTCATTTCAACTTGGTTGATTTTCTCTCTAAGTTCGTGTAGCATGTTTGCTAGGTCTATTCGTGGGTCTAACATAATATAATCTCCGTGTGTTTACTTGTTATTCTAGAATATTATGTGTGTGATAATAATGTACTTATATGTAGTTGTATTTATCTTTCCGAAATTTTACTCATAAAAAAAGCACCAATGGGTGCTTAAAAATTATCTTTCGCTAAAAGGTTTTTTAGAAACAAATTCATTGAGCCGTTCTGCTTCAGCCAAAACTTCTTCAGTCGTAGGCATGTCTTCAGGAGTTTTTGCCTTTGCCTGTAATATCTCTTTTGCTTCTCGAACCAAATCTAAACGTATCTCATATGGAGTTTTGTTTGACATTTATGTTACCCTATAAATTTTTTATATGCTTATATTTATCACATACTAACTTTAATGTTATAACTGTGTTTATGTCAAAGTTTTGCTTATAGATTTTAGTACAGGTAAAATTATTTTAGGAATCTGGTTAGGTTGTTTATATAGATCTTTTGCCGTCTGAATATCTCCTGTTGCTTTTACTAATGCAAGTAACCTATAATGTTGAGGTGATAGAAAAAATTCTAAATTGGATTTGCGATTAAAATTATAATTAAATTCCAATATATTAAGGTAATTCCAGTTGTAATCTCTTTCATGGTCCAAAACTTCTTCTAATTCTTGCCATTCATTGTCATCTAATTCTAAATAATCTGCAACTGCTTCTTTAAACGTAATAGGTTCTAAACCTTGCCATGCAGACTGTCTTATTATAGTTCTTAATTGGTTTGCTAAGTAAGTGAGTAGGTCAACAGAATCGCTATTTTGTTCTAGGTTAGAAGTATTAATAATGTCATGAATTTCTACAAGTTTAGTCACAGGTGGAATTTTAGATGATAGAACAGTATTGCATCTATCATGTATAGTTTGTGTCATACACTTATTTATTTTTCTTTAGTTTCGCTACTTCTTTTTCTAAGTCTACAATTCGCTGTCCTAATAATGGATATTGTTTGAGCCATTTTTCTTCTCTAGTAGCAATTTCTATATCGTATCTCTTTGCTACCCACTCCATAGTGTTGTCCATTTTTACTTGGAACCATACACCTACTTTGGTGTTTTTAAACCACTGATAAAAACTACTACCTATAATGCTAGATAGAATTGCTTTTAGTGATAATATAATTAACCAGTTCATATTGTTTCCTTATTTTGGTAATTGATCGCCGTTGTCATCCATGTTAAATAGGTACTCGTGATATAAACCCATACTGTGATCAGCAAAACCATCTATTAAATTGAATGATTTAAGTGCCATCCAGTGTCCTCTACATTTATCTTTAAAACGTTGGAACCAAGTTGCAGGTCTAATATTACCATATGTATTAATATACCTTAATACTCCGCCATGTCTAAATAATAGGAAAGAGGGTGGTACTGCCGTTACAGCATCATTATTATTTCTATATCTATAATATTTAATACCGTCTAATGCTTTTAAAAATGCCTTGTTACCAACTCTTGGTTGTCCAAATGTATGTAGTCCACCGTTTGGTTGTAGTTCAGCCGCAACTAGTACTGCCATTGCTCCACCTAAACTATGTCCTGTTACCCACATAGTCTTATCACCTTTCTTATTGTGTTTGGCTAATGCTTCTTTAATACCAGGGATAACTTTTTCATACTCTGCATAGAAACCTCTATGTACTCTACCTGCTATATGATGCTTCACTGGAAACATTTTTAAGTCTGCTAGGATATCATTAATTTGAGTAGGTTCTGTACCTCTACATGCTATTAATACATCATCCTTATCACTCATTACATAAGCCTGAGCTCCTTCTACATCTATAAATGTTGGTGGTAATGGTTTGTTTAAAAACTTTTTAAGAGGTGCCAAGTCTTTGATGCCTGGACGTGCTTCTAATAGTTCTTCTGGTGATTGATAGCATTGATGAGCATACATACTCAACAATAAACCGCGATCGCGGTAAGTCATATCTTTTACTGACATTTGTTACTCCTTAATAATATAAATTATTATAGTAGTATTTATCAGTTATACGATATAATTTACTCTTTCTTTCTTGGCTGTATGTAGTTTTCCAGTCTTACGACCATAGTAAGGTTCCTCTTCGATACCTTTGGTACCGCCGCCCTCACTCAGCAGTAAACTCACAATAGCAATTAAACTTGCTATCATACCTGCCGCTAAAATTACTCCGTCCATTATTTTTTCTCATCCTTATACTTCTCTTTACGAGGTATAATTTTAGTTTTATCCTTTTGTACCTTATGTCCGAATGGAGTATCGTGAGTAAACAACTGCAAGTGTGACCTTGTAGTATTACTTAACGGCTTTTTAACTTTCTTCGACATGTTTCTCACCTATTGCTACTGCTTCTTCTGTACTATATGGACTTTCGTGTGCCATTGGTTCTTTAGTTTCTGTGATGTTTGGCCACACTTGGCTCATTGCATCATTTATTTCTATAAATGGTATTTGTTCTGCTGGTAGCTCATCATCACTCCAAATTGCTTCTACAGGACACTCTGGTTCACATAAAGCACAATCAATACACTCATCAGGATTGATTACCAGCATATCAGGTCCTTCGTAAAAACAATCAACAGGACATACCTCTACGCATTTTGTGTCTTTACACCCAACACAGGGACTACCTACTATAAAACTCATATCACTACTTATCTGAAAATGCTATTATACATAAATTATTGCGAAAGTCAAGAAAAAGGGCCGTTGCCGACCCTTTAAGTTTTTATGTTAATGTATGAATACCTATTATAATACCCATTGATGCCGCAACACCTATCATTAGTTTACCAAAGTCACCTGCTACTATTGGAAATACTTCTTTAAAGTTTTTCATTCCGCCACTAAATGTAGCAATGGCAAGTTCTCTACCACTTAACAATCCAATGAATACCCATGTTGTTGACATTGGTATATTGTTATACTGCTTAAAGTACCAAAGTATAACTAAGTACACTAGGTCAATCAATGTAGCACTTTTAACGTAATTAGTATCTGTTTTACTAATAACTACGTTTTGTATTTTACCACCTTGCTCTTTAAACATCCAACCCATACCAGCAATAAACAATGCTGATATACCTGTTAATGTTAAAGCATCTATTTCACGTGGCAAGAATACAGCCATGTTAGCCATGTCATGTGATAACCATGTCCACCACAGCCAACCTGTAACTGTCCATTGTGCTATACGCCAGTTGCGTTCGCTACCACCTAAGTTTACATTAGACATCCACTTTGTTACGACTGCCCATATGGCATAGGCACTAACGGCCGCTACTCCATATCCAGCAAACGATTTAATTAACATCTTCTCTAATACAAACGTACTAGCAAATGCACTTAATACTAAGAACGATGTACTTACTGGTACACCAAACCGTGTTAATACAAGCAATACACCTGGTGCTAATGCATGGTACCATTGTGGTTCCAAGTAAGGTATTCTGTCTAGTCTGCCGTATGCGATGTCTCCGCCATTAACAGTCCAGCCGTACCATAATGCAAATAACAATACACTACTTGCTCCAAGCCATAGAGTAGTCCAATCAAACTTGTCTTTGTTTGACTGTATCCATGTGCCTAATGTTTGAATGCTATCGTTAGCGATAACTGTATAAGAAGCGAAACCAAATCCCACACAGGTCCATAGTAGGGTCATTATATCCATTCTAATCTCCTTTGAGTTAGAACGGTATAAACTTATTACCTAATGGTGTGTCGTATGCGTTCTACATTTAATTTTTATATAAATGTAATTTACACCTATTGGTGTTTTTACAATACTATTTATAAAACTAATGTTACGACTGTGTTACAAAACTAGCAAGAATAAGCAACGATGCAACCGTGCCTAAAAATATTCCTGCTACTAAAAATGCAAATAGAATTATTCGCAAGGGAGATGGATGAAACTGGCCGTCATTTTTACCCACGCCAATGACGGCCTGTAATGCTTCTTTGATCAAAAGAGGAATGTATTTAAATACATTACGGCTAACATTAAGCCAAATACTACTACTTGGATTACTGCTGGTATAACCACAAACATTTGTAGTACATCAAAGTCTCCTTTCATAAAAAAGTCTGTTTCGAACCACTCTGCTTGTTCTTCAGGTGTGGCTTCTCTTACTTGTGAATTATTGGTGCCCATGGTAATATCCAGTATTTTAATATTATCTCTTTTAATTTTTTCATATGATTAAAATAATGTTGACAAGCATAAAAACCAAGATCCCCAAAGCATTGTGTAACAAAGCACTTCTGCTTTTTGGTGGACCTTTTTAAATATGCCAGATTTATCTATAATCGTGTGTGCTATCGTTCTCATTTTCTTTCTGTTCTCAATCTAGTTATACAATCGGAGCAATAGCAAGTACACTTACTAAAAAAATTGATACTAAAGTGAAAAGTTCTAGACTATCTTTTAATTTATTAATTTGTTTTTGGCTCACCTACTATACTCCAAGTCGTTATTTCCCTCACACTTCTTAGAGCGCCGTACAATTGGTCGTTTACTTGGATGGTGCAAACTAACCATATACAAACTAAATTCTTCATATCTGTGTAATGGAGGTTAATATATTAATAACTTATGTCATTATATAAAGTGTATTTATATATAGGCGTTTGAATAGTATAGATTATAGGTTGTTTTTGAATGATTTAGAAATCAAACTCATACCTGTTTATGTTTTTACAATTATTTTCTTCTATAAAATTAAGGAAATCCTCATAAAAATTTGTAATTATAGGATCATAATTGAGGTTTCGTTTGTTTGATTTCCTGTTAGGAATAAATTCTGGTACCAAATCTTTTAAAGGTTGTCTATATAAAATATCAAACTGATTATATACACCAGTTTCACTTGCAAGTATTTTCTTTAGAGTCTCGAATCCATTTGTTTGAAAGGACTGACATTTTAAGTCTTTTAATATATTTTTATACAATAATCCTTTATACTCATAATGGCTTTTTCTGTAAGGTATGTAGTCAGGATTGTGGTGGTTTGATGCTAAAAAATATACTTTCTTATCTTTTAACAGGTCTATGTTATTTTTAAAACCCAGATAAACTAATTCTTCACTATGATAAAAAATATCTTTTATACATTCAACTTCTATACTTTCACAAAACAAATAGTAAGGTGCCATTATGTCCTGAAATACATCTGCACCAACTGGACGAACATTTTTCTTATCCTTTATGCTATCATAGGCAAAAATAGGTATATCCCCTCCCATTAAAATATGCTGTATGCTATGTTTTTGTTTTAAAATTTTTAAAAAATGAAAATGTAATGCAACTTGTGGAGAAGCATTAAAAAATTCTGCACCATATTTGTAGTGCTGAAATGTAGTAAAAAAAGGTTTAAGATCTATATCTATTATATGATGTTTTAGTTTATGACGCTTTGCTATCATTTCAGCGAAATATAAATCCTCTGAGTTTACAATTAAATCCCCCCAAAAAGATCTATATGTATATAATGTAATATTTTTATCTAATTGTAAACAGCATTGAAGTATAAACTGGCTGTCTAATCCACCACTTAATGCTATATTAACGTCCTGCTTATCCTGTAAAACTTTTCCTATTTCCTGTAATATTGTGTTATCAGTTTTCTTGCATTTTATATTTACATATGGATCTTTAGACAAACTGATTTCTATGCCTGGTAGTTTTACTTCAGTGTTAGGTTTCATTTAATTGTTTATGATCTGTAAAAATATGATAAATACATTGTATAGTATAGTTATCAAATAATTTTAATTAGGAGTTTACAAAATGGCAGAATACATAATTGAGATGGATTCGTCAGTACATGCAGACGCAACTGCGGCCCAAACGGCTATTACAAGTGCGGGTGGTTCAATAACTAAAACATATAGTTTTTCCTTAACATATAAAGTTGAGTGTGAGCCAGCAGAGTACGATGCAATTAACGGTAAAAAATATGGCGAGCTTGTAAGTGCAGAAAAAGTAGTTACACCAGCATTTAATACAAACCATTTAAAAATGATGTGTAATAAAATTGGAGAGACTACTGTTACATATAATGCACAAAGTAGTGGTAATGGTGAGCATGTATATTTACTAGACACAGGTGTAAATACTGTTCATGATGAATTTTCAGGTGCTACAGTCAATAATTTATATACAAATTTCAGTACTGATTTTAATGACTCAGACGGTCATGGTACTGTAATGGCAAGTTTAATTGTAGGACAAAACATTGGCACGGCTAAAGATGCCACATTACATAATGTCAGAATGATGAACTCAAATCCATATACAGGAACAGTTGGTGCAGTTATTGATGCCTTAGATGCTGTTTCAGTTCATCACAATGCTAATAATCCAAGTCAAACAAAAACTGTTGTGTGTTGTTGGACAACTAGCAAAAACAGTTTAATAGACTCTAAAATAGCTCAATTAGAAAATAACAATTTAGTTGTTGTTGCGGCGGCGGGTAACGATGGTGCAGATACTGATAACTACTCACCAGCAGGTCTTGATAGTGTACTTACAGTAGGTGCTATGAATATTAATGGCCACGTTGCAGAAATAGATGGCGGTAAATGTAACCTAGGTGAAGAAAATGATATATATGCTTTAGGTGATAGTGTTTCTGTAATTAATTTTACTGACAACTCAGCATATACCACAGCAAGTGGTACGTCAGTTGCGGCGGCACAAATAGGCGGACTTGTAGCTCAATATACAGACTTATATCCTAATGCAGATTCCTTCCAGACTAAATCATATGTTATTGCAGAAGGAATGGTAGAATTTAAAGGTACAGCAGTATCTTTTGATTCCACTCTTGTTACAGAGACAGGAGTAGATGTGACTAAACTCAAAGAGTCAATTGGTGTTAGCCCACAGGTTGACGATATAAGTATATCACCTATTCCATCAGGAATAGTATTAACTGTTCAAAACGGTCAAAGTGCAAGTGCAAACCTAATGATATATCCAGATGCATCTAATGTAGCCCTTAGTGATTTCAGTCCTCTTCCACCATTTGCAAGTATTACTAATGCAGAAGGTGGTAATGTTGAAGTAGGCGAGGTTTATTTAAATATAGATACTTCCAATGCAAGTAATATGGCAAACGTTACTTTACCAGCAGTATTTCACTTTAGTATTAGAGGTGAGAGAAGTAATGTAATTGTAATTGAGGAATATTCCGTTGGTGTTTATAATACATCAGAGAATGAATTATACTCTGCTTCAGAATATTACTATGATAGCGAAGAAGCAAGTTACGACCAAGTGGTAAACTTTAATGCGGCCAAGAACCTAGAGAATAACGTCCCTGTAGGTTTAGGGAAATATGCTTTCCACGGTGGTTTATAATTTAGAAGTTTGTGTATAATATTTGGATAGATTTAACTTCAAAAAATTGTGTTTTTAATTGCTTAGAATCACAGGGAAGTTTTTGGAACCATAGGTTTGGTAAAAGGAAAATACCTGAAGAGCATATAGACTTTAATGTACTTAAACAGTATCTAATAACTGAAAATCCTGAACAAATAATTTTAGATTCAGTTTTTGGTGATCCATTTGAGTACTCCCATATCAAACAATTATTAGAATTCTGTAATTATCAGGATATTAAAATTGTATTTGTTTGCAATGGGGAATCTAATAACATCCATCTGATAAAAGATTATAATGCATATTGTATTTTTAACTTATATGGATACACGAACACTTACGAAAAAATAATTCCTGAAGGTAATTTTTCTAAAGTATACGATAATTTACAATACTGTAATAAAATAAATTACTTCTTTTACAAACAAAATTTTATAGACATTGAACATGTTGAAAAAAATATTTTTAACATTCCGGTAGAATATCAGCCAGGTCCTCTAGTAGATAGAGCCACTCGTATAAATCATATTTTTGATAGTAAAGGAGAATGGTTATATGACGTTTTACTTTCTGACTATCTAAAACAACCACATATATCTAATTATGAAACCCTTAAAACACTTAAAAGTGATAATAACTTTGTAAAAACAGTTGCTGGATATCATTTAATTAAAAAATATTTAAAACCTATAGAGGGAAAAGGAATTTTAGATTTCTCAGTTATGCCAAAATATCCGCCTGTTACTGCATCGATTCTAGAATCTGGAAATCCATTTAATTTATCTGAGCATCAGACAAGTATTACATATAAAGGACATATTTTAAAAAATATATCGATAAGAAACTTAATTACAAACACTTATATACCTGATTGGGACTATGATGAGCTTTTATCCCAAAAAGGTTCTCGACAACAATTTGAACTGTCTAAGTTTGTTAATAATGAAAAAATATCAATCTAGAGTTTTTGTTATAGATATATCACTTATGTTATTACAAAATGCATAAGGGCATGTAGTTTTACTCTGCGGTAAATTCCAATTAGTATCTGATATATTTCCAAAGTTTACAGCACCACACCAACTGCTATACATATCTCCACTGGCATCTATATTAAGACTTTCAAATCCTAAATGACATCTCATACCCTGAAAACTGTTTAGTCTCTTGTCTATAATTTGATGGCTTTGAACATAAGTAGCGGTACCATCATCATATAAGAATTCTGTCATCCAGGCATTTGGATCTGGCTTAGGCTCTGGAAATTCTTCTGCATCTGGTATATTTAATTTTTCTCTTTCTGGTATAATTTGCTGTACAATGCCTGGCTTTTTTAACACTTCTTGCTCTTCTGTAGTGTATTGCCAATATGTTTCCTGTTTGTTCTGGCGTCCTAAGAGCTTCTTATACATGGTTTTAACACATATACTTACCATGTTGTAATCATTATGTTTACAGCCTTTAAATAAATCACGTAATTCATCTGCAAATTCGCCCAATTTGAGCACGTCTCCGCCTATTCCAGCAATGTTTATGTCAATGTGTACATAATCCTTAATTTCGTTTATAACTGCTTTAAAATGCTCGGAATCTTGTGATTGGGGATGGTACGTTAGAATTACCTTATCCATATAGTGTTTTGCTTTACTCCACCAATTGGTTGTTCTACTTGCATTGGTATACACTATGCTGGTAGAGTTGTTCTCACTTATTGTTTTTATAATGTCTTCAAAGCCTGGTATAACAGTAACTTCACCGCCTATTAATTCATACTCTGTCTGTTTGTCTAATGCTTTGTAATGCGTAGACAGTCGTTTTATTGCGTCTATGTACTGCTGTTTACTTAACCAAGGCTTGGTTCCATTGTGTAAAATAGGAGGACAATATTCACATTCGTAATTACATGAATTACCCATGTTCCATTGTATTCTTATTATATTATTAGTATTTCTGGCGTGGGGGCCACGAACAGAAACTAGATTGGACATTAGAGTCCTACATTAACCGTAAAACTCCCCATAGTAACGGAATGCATACAAGATGCTTTTGAACCTACCATTGCAACTGGTGAGCTTCCCTTTCCGGCAAATACTGTGGCTGAAGTACCTAAAATGATTGTGGGATTTATGTGCGGTGCTTCGCCATGTGTGGAAATTGTATCGCCTAATGTTGCAATAGGTCTACCTTCTACAAAGACACCGGTAGGCTTGGTACTTTGTATAAGTCCGGTTCCGACCATATCTAAAAATCTTGCTACTTTAGGCATAGTATTATTTATCTACTATGAATCAGTATCTTCTAATAATTTTAAATAATCTGTTGAACTGTTTTCTAAAGCCGCATCTACTGATAAGTACTGCTCTCTTAAAATAAATATTTCGTTTGATTTACTGGTAAATGTGTAAGGCACTACTGCTATACTTTCATCAGCAACAACAACTAATCTAGGTTTGTCCAATGTTAAAGTTAAACTTTTTTCATCAAAACCCATTAATGTTGCTATTAATTCAATACCTGCAGTTGTCTTTACTGATACTACTTTTCCTAAACTGTCTGTTAATATGTCTTTGTACATTATAAACTAAAACCTTTAAATGTGTTATCGTCTACGTCTTGTTTGGTACCACCTATAACGTATGATGATATTTCTGTCTCTTGTGGAGCAACTTGTACTGATCCACCTGTAATCCATGCTTGAGTCCAAGGTAATGGATTGGTACCACTATTATATATCTTTTCCAATCCCACGGCGTGCATTCGTTTGGCCGCAATAAACTCTACATACTGCTTTAGTAGTTCTGCATTAAGACCAATTATGCTACCGTCTTTGAACAAATATTCTGCCCAAGCCTTTTCTTGTTCCACAGCATCTATAAACATCTGTTTACACTCTTCTGCTGTTTCTTGTTTAATCTTAGCAAAGTCTTTATCATCTTGTGGTAGTAATTTTAACATTTGCTGTGTACTTGCTAAGTGGACATTTTCATCTCTAGCAATAAGTTTAATAATTTTGGCATTACCTTCCATTCTTTTAAGCTCAGCGAATGCCCAACTACATGCAAAACTAACATAAAAACGTACACCTTCCAATATGTTTACACTCATTAATGCTAACCATATTCTTTTTTTATGCTCATACTCATCATATGTTTTATAACCCTTATCTCTTAAAAGGTTATACTCTATAAGTCTATCATAATTTTCTGTTATGCTATCTGCACAATCACATATTTCTTTAATGTCTAGCATTTCATCAAAAACCTTGCTCGGGTCAGGATATATGTTTCTGATAATATGTGTATAACTTCTACTATGAATAGTCTCACTAAATGCCCAAGTCTCTATCCAGGTTTCTAATTCAGGAAGACTTACTATAGGCAAAAAAGCCAGATTAGGCGAGCGACCTTGTACACTATCAAGTATAATTTGTCGTTTTAAGTTACTTGTAAAAATATGTTGTTCAAAATCAGTAAGATTTTTAAAGTCAGTGGCATCTTTTACGATGTCTACTTCTTCTGGTCTCCAAAAGAAACCTAACTGTTTGTCTGTTAGTTTATCAAACTGTTTGTATTTGAGAGTATCATATCGTTGTACGACAGGACCTCCTGTTGGGTCTAAGAACATAGTAGCCTTGGTATGGTGCTTTCTATTTTTTGTATCTAGTACTGTCATATTTTACAACTCTCGCAATCTTCTTCGTCTATTTCAGTGATGGCAAGTTCGCCTTGAACGTCATCTTTATGTACATCGATTTCGCCCTGTCCGTCATAGGTGTTATTATAATATAATTGTTTGCCACCGTATTTATAAAACATCAGTATATCTTGTATTAAAACACTCATTGGTACCTTCTCATCTTCGTAATGCTCAGGATTGTAACTAGTATTTACACTGATACCTTGATCTATGTATTTTTGTAATACCGCCATAATTTTTAAATAACCTTGTGGGCTCTTTTGATCCCATAACAAATCGTATTTGTTTTTATAATATGGATATCCAGGTACAACTTGTTTTAGTACTCCATGTTTGCTCTGTTTAATACTCACATAACTACGTGGAGGTTCAATACCATTTGTACTATTACTTATTTGTGCTGATGTTTCTGCCGGCATAAGTGCCATTAGTGTAGAATTACGGATACCTGTTTCTTTTAATTGTTGCCTTAATGTTTTCCAGTCTTGCCTTTCTTTATGCTTAACTAAATCATTAACATCTTCTTTGTATGTTTGATTAGGTGTAATACCATGACCATATTTTGTTTCCATTGATTTAGGACATGCCCCTCTTTCAACTGCCAAATCGGCACTTGCTTTTATAAGTCCGTAACTCCATGCTTCTGCCCATTCGTCTATTAATTGTAAATTGGGTTCTTGGTATGATGTATCATGCTTAACTAACCAATATGCAAAATTTATAATACCAACACCTAAAGGGCGTCTATTCATTGTACTTAGTTCTGCCGCTAATATGGGATATTCCTGATAATCTAAAAGCTCGTCTAGTCCTCTTACTGCCAAGTTACATACCTTATGCATTTCAGTTGTGTCTTTTATTACACCCCAATTTACGGCACTTAATGTACATAAACTAATTTCACCATCTGGATCGTTTACGTCTTTTAAAGGCTTAGTTGGTAGGTCAATCTCACAACATAAATTACTTTGTTTAATGGGTGCTACATCTTCTATAAATGCTCCATGAGTATTAGCATGGTCAACATTCATTAAATATATTCTACCTGTATCTTTACGTTCAGTAACAAAAGCACTGAACAAGTCAATAGCAGGAATACTTTTCTTTCTGATGCTTGTCATACGTTCTGCTTTTTCGTATAACTCTTTAAATTTGTCTTGGTTTGCAAAAAAACTATCATATAAACCAGGAACATCTTGCGGACTAAACAATGTGATGTTACCACCAGTAATTAATCTTTCATACATTAACTTATTAAACTGTACACCATAGTCCATGTGACGCACTCTGTTGTCCTCTGTGCCTTTATTATTTTTAAGTACTAATAAGTCCTCAACTTCCAAATGCCAAATAGGATAGTATAATGTGGCGGCTCCGCCTCTTACTCCACCTTGACTGCAACTTTTTACAGCACTTTGGAACATTTTATAGAAAGGAATAACTCCTGTGTGAGTTGCATCTCCACTCCTAATTTTAGAGCCTACTGCTCTAATACTTCCTGCACCAATACCAATGCCTGCCTTTTGGCTTACATACTTAACAATACTGCTACTAGTTGCATTTATGCTGTCTAAACTGTCATCAGTTTCAATAAGCACACAACTACTAAACTGTCTTTGTGGTGTACGCACACCTGCCATTACTGGCGTAGGCAAGGAAATTTTAAATGTACTAATAGCATCGTAATATGCCTTTACATAACTCATTCTGGTTTCTGCTGGATACTTACTAAACAATGTAGCCGCAATCATCATGTATGCTACTTGTGGTGTTTCAAATATTTCACCTGTACTTCTATTTTGTACTAGGTACTTGCCACGGAATTGTTCCATAGCCGCATAGGTTAGAACTTCATCTCTACTATGATCTATATATTCTTGTAATGTATTGATTTCTTCTTTTGTGTATAGATCAGTAAATTCTGCATCATAAAAACCTGCGTCTATATTTTTTTGAATAATATCACATAAGCAAGGCGGTTCAAATGTATTGTATACCTGCTTACGCAAATGATAGTTAATAAGTCTACCTGCTACATACTGATAGTTTGGGGACTCTTCACTGATAAGATCTGCGGCACTTTTGATAAGTGTTTCTTGAATATCTTCTGTAACTATTTTATCAAAGAATTGGATTTTAGAATTAATCTCAACTTCACTTGCACTTACACCAGAAATATCTTCACATGCATACATTACTACCTTATGTAGTTTTTCTATGTTTAAATCTTCTAATGTGCCGTCTCTTTTCTGTACTTGCATGTGTGTAAATTCCTAAAAATCTGTTATGTAAAGTAATATTTATCGCAGACTTATTTTACTATATAACTATATAAAAGTCAATAAGAAAATTTTTCTTTATCTATTTTGTGTGCTTGATAAATGGTAGAGTTGTCTTTTACATAATCCCAACTTACTATTTTTCCAGGTAAAAAATTATAAACTAATTCTTTGTCTACAAGTATCAGTCCATCATCTCCTGATATGTTATTACTTATCACTGGCATACATAATTCGCTACTAGTTATGAAACCTTTATTTATTAAGGTAGCAGTAATTAATAACGTAATACCTGACTGGCAAAAATAACCTTCTGCAACAATTTCAAAAGGATTAGGCCAACTATTTGGTGTATAATAGTCTAAGTATCTAGGGACCTTTTTTATGTCTGTAAACTCTTTAATTAAATCTTCAGCAGAGTTATATGTATGTTGTCTTACATTCCGCCAAATTGATAATCTATCTGTACAACTATGAGTTTTTAGAAACATCAATCATTATGTTAAAGGTGCATTCCATTTTCTTACAATATACTTCATATTGCATGATTGGTTAACACTACTGATTGCTGTAAGTGTTAGTACACTACTAGACACATTTGCTGTAAATTGAACATTTCCTGTCACAGAACCTACTGCTTTATCTGTTGCATAATCCTGTATAACTACATCTGCAGGATTACCTGAACCGTAGTCATAACTTGATAATTGAAGTAAACCAACTTTTCTATATAAATCTGCACCACTTCTGTAATCTAATGTATAATCTATAACAAACGTATCATATGCAGTCATATCAAATGTCTTAATTGCTGTATTGGCACTTGCTGGTACACTAGCAGTTTCTGTAGAATCATATGCTACATCTGGTAATCCACTTGCGGCACCTTCTGCTGTTTGTAACTGAATATTATTTTTTACATTCGTCAAACCACGTGAACTAACAGTTAAACTTCCTAAGCCTCCTGCACCTGGTGTATTGTAGATACTATATTCAAAATAAAGTTTATTAACTAGTGTACTAAAGTTTCTTGCTTCTTCATTGCTGTTAAAAGTAATCTCTGTACCTTCTGTATTAATATCTAAATTGTATGTGCCTATAGTTGCCTTTACTGTTGCATTACTAGTATACTCTTGATTAGTATCAACTGATTCAAATATATTTAATGCAGGATCTATCATTGCATCATATAAGAAAGTTTCTAATTGTGCTTTAACTGTATCATCTCTAGTATATGATTTAGGTACAAGTTGTAACCTAGTTAAAGTAGTACCACTTTCGTGAAGTGTAAAATCTAATGGAGTGCTACTCTGTGAGGATTTATGTGTAAAATATACTTTACTGGAAGATATTTGATTTCCAGTAGCAGGGTTATATTGTGGCAATAATTGTAAACTATGCCAAGCCTGTGTTACATTTGAACCTGTAGTTATATTTCCTGTATTATTTACAATACCTGCTACAGTATTTAATGCTGTAGTTACATTACCACTACTAGGTGCACCACTAAGATTAAACTCTAAAATTCTTGTATGATCTAATGTACCTGATGTATCAGGAGTGCCACTTACAGTAAATGTAAAATGAGTACTATTTGCACCTGTAATTACTGCGTTACCATTTACATCTGTATCTGAGCCATTAGTAATATACACATGATTAAAATTATTTGCACTAGTACTATATTTTTGATCTGCATTTGGATATGCAACTGTAACATTAGAACCTGATGCTGTAAATGAAGCATTTGCAACTTTTTCACTTGTTCTACTTACAAGTAATTTTGTAAAGCCTAGTGTAGTAATATCTGCTGTACTAGTTGAAATAATTGCTGTATGCTTATGTTGTAATCCAATATAACCTGTACCTGTTGTAGAATTTACAAGTATTAAATCTGTTGGTATTTGTAAAAAGGAAGGTATACTTTGCCTACTATAAAAATTTGTTAATCCTGTATAACTTGGTTTTATGTTTGCGTCACTATTACTAGCACCGTCTAAAGCTCTTATTATAGCAGAGTTTCCATAGTATGTAATACCTATATCATCACTGCTTAAAGGTACTGTTTTAAATGTTATAGTATGATCGTTTCCTAAACTTGTTCCTGCTGAAAATATGTAATCTTCTGATGTAAGGTCGCCTATAGTAGAAGTATTGTTTCCTGTAAGTACCGTTCCATTTTTTACAACTGTTAAATCATCAGCATCAAAGGCCGCACCTGATTCTATACTTACAACATTACCTGCGCCTACTGTACTTCTAAATACATCTCTGCCACTATTAGTAATACTAACATCGCTACTGCCTGTATAAGTAAAACTTTTTGCAGTACCATCTAATCCGTCTAAACTTGTATTATATCTTCTGTGTGGTACTGTGAAACTTATAATCTGATTGTTAGCAATACTATCTACTATCTGTTTAGCATTATCTGTAGTTTCATAAATTACAGTTTTATTTAATGTAGAGTTTATTTCGTCTCCACCAATAAAAACTTGTCTACTATCTGTAGCAAGTCCTATTTCTCCAGAGCGGAGTGGCTGAGGTAAGTCTTGTTTAAGCCCTCTACGATTTTGTATCCTTGATACTACTACATTGTTGTTACTTGTTGCCATACTAAATAAGTCTCCTATTACCTAGTATTTATCATTTTCTGAAAAGTTTATGAAACCTTTGCGTAATAATCCGCTAGTCTATTAGACCACTTATCACAATATTGCTCAAATTCTTCGCCTTCTATTGTAAACTCAGCAAATTTGCCTTCTCTGTCTACCATAAGTATAACTACTTTACTTATTTCAGTACCCATCATTTCATTGTGTGCTAATGCGTATGCACAACCTTGCATAAAATAATCTTCAATCCATTCACGTTTTTTAATTTTCTTTGCTGTCTTGAAATCAATTATAGCATCTTGTCCATCATATACTCCTATAGCATCTGAAGTTCCAGCATATAAACCTGCGGCAATTAAACCTACTTCAACACCCCACAGTTCATCTACTTTGCTTAATCCTTGTTCTATCATTTCTTCCAGCATGTTTTTAGCCATTATGCTGATATGATTATTACCTTTTATTTCGTAATCTTCGTTCAATACATATTTTTCTATTGCATTATGAACTTTGGTTCCAAGCCCTGCGGCTTCTTGACTAATTCTATTTGCTTCAGCATCGCCTACACGTTTACGCCAGTTAAGTAGAGCAGTTTTATCTCCTGTTTCGCTTAATACAGTAGTTACACTTGGTACCGGAATACTGTCGTCACCAACATATTGTCTTTTTCCGTTTGCTTGGGTTTCTCTTCGCAGAGTGGGGTATTCGAATTTGTTTTTTAGCATTAAAATTGTTTTAAGTTGTTCGTTATAATTCTATTTACCAGGAAACGTTCCAAGTAATAGTATTATTTGAACTAGAATTAGTTAAAATGGAAACTCCATAACCTAAGTCTGTGAAGTATTTTTTAACGTAATTTAATTGATCTAGTTTTGTGGGATCTGTAGTAGTACCGTTCCATACATAATAGTATACGTTACTATTAGTCATTGTAGAAGCAGAAACAACATTAGCATAAAGTATTCCTGCATCTATATTTGCAAAAACTTCTGACTCTATAGCATTAATTTCGCCATGAATAACTGTATTATTTCTACTATTAGCTCTTGCCTGTGTGGCATTTACAAAAATATTAGCCATTATAAATCCGCCTTAATATCACTTAATGCTTGATCGCCAGCCATCTGGCTCACATCTACGGTTGGTTCTTCTAACTCTGTGTCTATATCTGCACCAAGTTCGTCTTTTGGTACAATAATATCGTCGTCTATGCTGTTAGCAAAGCCACTTTTATTGACTGCTAATTTCAATTGGTCTAATGTTAAATCAGTATATCCATTAGCGTCTAAAATTTTACGAAATTTTTGTGTTGATACTTTTTTGATGTCACGAGACATAGCAACTGTAAGAATGTCTTGAACTTTTGCTAACAGGCCTGCCGCAAAATCTTGATCTTTTTCCTGTACTACTATAACCTCGTTTATGAGCATTTTATACCTCTATAGAGGCTCTACCTAATGGCTCTTCTTCTGGACCTGCCGCGGCTGGTTCATTTATGTCCATTTCTGGTTCTGGCATATCTTCCATGTCATCAATAGGGCTATCTGCACCTAATGGGTCTTCAATGCTACCTAAATCATCTGCACCACCCATTACTCCCATATCCTCACCTGTAATACCACCAACTAATTGGTTAACACCTTCTTTTGCCTGTTTGGCACTTTCTAATGCTGAGCTTAAAGTTTCTTCTGCTGATGCTTTAAATTGTGCTGACTTATCTGCTCCAAACTCGTGTATCATTTGGTCTGCAATAGCAGGAATATCTTCGTTTACCATTCTGCCTAGTCTTTCAACGTGATCCTGAATGTCGTCTGCTAATGCTCTAACAGCCATAACAACTTCTGCTTCCTCTACAGTTGTACCTTCAATTTCTTCTGATAACATATCATCTATAATGTCATCAAACATACTTTCTGTTTTTGCTTTCTTACCTAGGATTTTTTCTGCTGTTTCTTTTGACATTTTAACTGGTTCCATCTCACCGTTTATTTCAACTTCTTTTTTACCATCAACAGCACCTTGAGCAATAGTCATTGTATATAAGTCCTCGTTAGTTTTGTGTTGAGCAACTTTGGCTCCAAAGAATTTAATACCATTTGATAAAGCATCTTCTTCTAAACCGTTTAAGAAACCAACAACTGAGTCTCTGCTTTTACCTGATACTTCAGCAAACAATCCAAGTTTCTCTTCTATAGCATCTATACTGGAAGGATCTGTAAGCTCAACACCTACTTCTTTTGCTAGTTCACTTAATAGGTATTCGTTAAGGTCTGTGTTAGGGCCTTCAGTAGCAATCTCTTCTAGTGATTCACAATGACTGTCTTGCATATACTGTTTTGCCGCCATCATTACTATAGGAAGTGCCCATTCTTCGCTGTGAGCTGTTGGACCTTTTTTAAAGTTAACCATACAATTTGTAACTGCTTCTGATTCTGTATATCCGTTGTCCATTAAACTCTGTACTTCTGCACACAGTTTTTCTTTCATTTGAACGTTAGCAGGTGATTCAGCATACATGCCTTCTGCAATCATAGTTTGCATGACATCTTTTATTCCTAAATATTTTGCATATTCAGGCTCTAACTGAAAATGTTTGCTGGTATCTTTTAATTTTATAATAGCCATATCTGCCATTTCTAAAATATTGTCTAACTTAGCCTTTGCAGGATAAGATGACTTGATTGATACGCCAAACTCTTCACTTAACAGTTTGTTAATTTTTTTGATCTTTGTTTGACCTTGTTGGTTAAAATCTCTAATAAACATAGTTTCTTCCTAAAGTATATTCTATATACTCCTTATTTATCATTTATGGAAGATTTTTTATCTAAAAATTTAGCAGTCTTAATTTGGCTTCTTTAATAAAGTCTAAACTGTCTTGCATTCTGACGCCTGCCGTAAAGACTTTTACTACGTCATCGCTGTGCTTTATAGTGTGTTTATAAAACTGTAAGTCCATGTAGTGTTTAAAGTACTTGTCTACATGTTTTTGCATATGGTGTCCTTTAACTTCTTCTTCAGATTTATTAAAAGAATCACATGCACTTTTGGCAACATTTAAAAACGGAACATTTTCTACTAGGATACTTTTATCAATGTAATTAAGAATGTTATATCCAGGGTCTGTTTTTTCAACTACATATACATTACGTTTAGCAACTTTCTTTGCTAAACCATCTAATTTATTAGCAAGATGCTTTTTGTTATATTTTTTCCTTTTGTGGATAGATTTTGTAGCCAACTTGTTCACCTTTTCTTAATTTTTGCAGTACGTCTTTTTTATAAAGTTCTTCTGCAATATATTGTTCTCTTTCGTTTAAACTATTTACACTTACAAAGCCCGATAAATCAACTTTATTGAAAATCTTTGCTTCAGTGCTACTGATTAAATTTAGGTATTTGTTTTTGTCTTTGACTGCTTTCATATCTAGCCGGCGTGCATGGCCGCCATATGTTTTTTATATTTTTTAGTTCCTTTTTTATGAGGAGATTTACCTTCAACATACTTGTCAAGGTACTTTTCTTGTTGCACTACCCCTAATTCTTTAAAGTCATCTTCTGTTTTACCTGGATTTAATTTAATATAATCTGCTATTGCTTTTTGCATGGCTGAATTAGGTCTTTGTAAGTAAGGAACCTGATCCTCTGTTGTTTTTTTCTTTTTACCATAAATGCTAGGATTAGGCCTTTTTAAAACTTTACCTATAGGATGAGAAAATGAGGCTATACCACCTGCAGTTGTTGTCTCATTTATGATATCTCGTATAAGCATATATCTATTTATCTAAAATAAGCTCTAATTTACTAATAATCCTATTTGCAATATCTTTATGTGTGCGTATTCCATGATGTGATAAATCTCTTGCTAAATCTTCTGCCTCAGAAATAGACTGCCAGTCTTGTTTTTCTATTACTAATGGAATATTATTTTCCAGACAAAATAATTTTATACTGTTTAAGGCACTTACATCTCTTAAAAAATTATTTTCTCTGGTCATTACATAATGCTCTAAATTTTTAGATCTAAAATAATCTATATTATGAGACATTCCTGCCTCTAAAAAATTATTAACTTCTTCAGTACTACTATTTGAGTTAATGCCTAGAGTTTCTATGGTGTTATTTAATAATGAAAGGGGTATTTCATCTAGATATTCCTCTTCATACTTTTTTGTACTAAACAAAACATCTTCTTGTAATTTTGTACTAGTTAATTTTCCATTTTCATAATAAAAATTTATTATTCTACCTGGAGGTGGAACATATATAACAACGGCATCAATCAGTTGTGGGTCTATCTCTTTGTCCACAAATAGAGAAAAGTAAATAGATTGTACATCTAACCCGTATCCTGGGATACCTAAGTTTATGCCTTGCCTGTTAAAATGTTTACTTACAATGCCTGAAAATGTATCTTGTAAATTTACACCTATACCAAATGTTTGACTACAGCCTGAAAATAAGATACATTTTGTATCAATCTTATCAAAATCTTTAGCTCTAAAACCCTGCCTGTTTATACAGTAGTCTATATCATTATCTATCCAATTTAGTTTTTCTAATAGGCTTTTAGTAATTTTGTCTTTACAATTATTGTCAAAATGTTCTTTACTATCTGTAGGAAACCATTTACAAATGTACTTGTAGTCACTATCTGTTGATTTTTCACCATGTAATGAACAGGGACCTAAGTTAATATCAGATAACACCTTTCTGATATTATCTACATTTATATTATATCTATCAATACCGCCTACCCCTCCAGATTCTTTTACTGGAAAGTCATAGGAATGCGTATTTTCATATATTTCTCTGTACAGATTTTTTAAAAGATTTGTTTGAGGATTAGTATTATAAGAATATACTATTGGTTTACCTTTTTCATACTGTGACATACCAGTATTTATTTAAGACTTTTTACGACCACCCTTCATGTTGGCACACCAGTGATACATTTTAGACTTCTCACCACTGCTGTTTTTTGCTTTTTTGCGTAAACTGGTTACTGAACCGTTGCAACTTGCTCCACTACGTTTTACTCTGCCTGGACGACTTTTGCCTTTCTTCTTACCGTCAGCAAAGTTTTCATCCATACCTACATAATAACCTCGTTTGCTGTGATGATATAGTAATTCTTCTACATCATCATAGCCGTGTTTGTCTATATATTCTGTAGGATTTGTTTCTTCATCATTTACTAAGTAAATCTCGTCTTTTGCAAAATGTTGGCTTTCGCCTTCATTTTTAAATATACGATAGTTCTTACCGTCTTCGCTGGTTACAAGGACACCGTCCTCTTGATCAATTGGTGATTGGTTATAATATTCATATGCGGCTCTTTCTGCTTCAGCATCTGAGAAGTAAGGCGGATAGCCTACACGTTTCTCACTTGGTGCGGCTTTGTTTATAGGGACAACTTCGCCTTCGCTATATATACTCTTTTTAGGCAATCTTTTTAAGTCTTTTTCACGTTGCTTTAAGTCTGCCTCTATGCCCTTCATTAAGGCACTGATGTCTTGTGATGCTTCAATAGTTTCCATTAAACTATCTAATTTTGCTTTCATAATTTGTTCGTATGTGGGCTCAGGACTTGCTGTATCTGTAAAGTGATCAATAAGATCTTCTACTGAAGCATCTACTTTTAATACCCTGACTTTATCTAACTCTAAACCTCTTGCAACATCATATCTGTGATGCCCATTTACAATATAATTATCTTTGTCTACAATTATAGGTCTTATTGAGCCGTCTGCAAAGCCTTGTTTTGCTTTATCATGCATACCTTTTACACGTTGACTCTGTACTGGCTTTAGTTTGTTTAATTTTATTTTTTTCTTTTTAAACTTAAAAGGGGAGTTTTGTAAATTATCTTTTCTGATCTGAGGCATAATATTTCTGTCGAAATTTTTATCCTGCTCAGGTCTGTCTTGTAATTCAAACAGTTTCATTTTTAATAAACACCTTTACCAAAATCAAAACCTTTAGTTTTCTTCTTTTTCTTTTTCTTCTTTTTACCTGGCATCATACTACCTAAAAATGCATACCCTCTGCTAACAGGAGCATCCATACTAGGAGCATCACTAGGCGTGGAATCAGCGGAACCAGTGTCGCCACTGACTGCAGACCCGCCGTCTCCACTTGAACTTGTTGACCCACCGTCGCCACCAGCACTTGCTCCTGCACCTGCACCTGCACCGCCACCAGCACCGCCGCCACCAGCACCGCCGCCACCACCGGCTTCTGCATTCAAACGTTGTCTGTCATTTAATAACTCATCTATCATATCTATAAGTAACTCTATATCTTCTTCATCATGAAAATTTTCTATTACTTCTAATTTTAATCCTGCGAGATATTTGTCTAATTCTTTGTTATTAATTTGCTTACTTTTTCTTTGCAATTCTGCTATGTGGTTAATTAGGCCCTGTTGATCTCCTTTATTATAATAGTTCTTTGCTTTTATAACAAAATCACTATCAAAAGTAGATGTGTATATGTCTTCATATAGTTGTCTTATTTTCATGACCTAACTCCTATTTGTGGATAAGGATATATATTATTTTTACTAACAAGGTAAACTGTATTTACATTTAGGTTTAAATCTTGCACTTCTTGTTCTGTTCTTACATAGTTAATAGTTTTGGTTTGCTTATCCATGAATATTATACCCTCAAGGTCTCCTTCACTTCTTTTAATATTTAGATAGTTTAGAATATTATATTTTCCATATACTTGCCTAAATTCTACATCATTTCCTGCCTGAAGTAATTTGAGAAGGTGGCCGATTCGTTTTTTATCTAATGCTGTATTAGTTGCTTGTATTATACCTGCTGTACTGCGTAATGCTTTTTTCTTTCTTGCTGGGTCAGTTGCTAGTTTAGGATTCTGTAACATTTTAATATGCATCGCACTATTTAATCCTGTTGTAGGCATATTAGCAACTTCTTCTATATCAGCAAAGTCTAATTTAAATCCTTCCACTTTGCCTGACCAAGTTGCATCTGGTTGTACATGATAGTCCTTAAACCTGGCATCTTTTGCTGTTTTAGTTTTTAATTCTATATGGCTTCCGTCAATAAGTAAGTCTCCTTTACCTTTACCTGAACCAATACCTGTAATTTTACTGCTCAGTGTAGCAAGTAAAAACTCACCAGCACCTATACCCTGACCTATAACGTCTGATAGGTCATCAATAAATTCTGTAATATAATCCTCTTTTCCATATCCTATAAACACTTCTGAGAAATCATACTTACCACCAGATAATAGTTTTGTAGTATCTACAAGTTGATCTTTTTTCCATTTTGCAAGTAGTTGAGCTCGTTCTAAATTTGTCATTTCTAAACTAGCAATCATTTTAGCAATCTTTAATTGATTTCTTCTTACTTCAGCATCATCTATGTCGTCTAATTTTAACATAATACTTTTTAATCTACCACCTACACCCATATCATCTAACAAACCATCTATATATTGAACAATTCTATCTGTTTGCGAGTCGTCATCTGGTAAATCTTCAATCTTTTGTATTACTTCGTCTTTATTTTCTACTAACTTTACATCTTTTTTAACTTCAGGATGTAATTGGCTACTTGCATAACTTCTTAAAATACTTCTTAAATCTGCTTTATCTCCTGACTTACCTCTTACTGCTCTAAAATCTGATAGCATTTGTGGTATAGGCAATGCCCAGAAGGCGTCCATTTGCTTTCTTAAATCTCCTGCCTCCATGGGTTCTGATAATAATTTGTTTAATAGATATGGTATACTATTATCAGGCAATGCATCACTGCTAGGACCTTCGCTTCTTTTACTTAAATTTTCCAATACTTCTGATTGCTCTACTATTCTTAACTGTTCTACTAATGGTAGTTTATCAAATTTGGTAAAGATACTTTCTTGTGATAATGGAAATCTTGCCGCATTTACGGCACCCATAAAAGTATCAAAAGGTCCATTAAGTCTCAATATTGATAAAACTTCTTTCTTAAAGTTGTTGTCTTGTTGAGGATTGTTTAAAAATGCTACCAATTTATTTACTTCGCCTCTTGGTAAGTAATTCTGTATTCCCTGTTGCATCATAATATTAAACAATCTGTGTTCCCTGGCTTTATCGTAATCTGTATTTGTCGAATCTGAACTTCCATATACTCCGCTTACATCATCACCTTTGCCACCGTCTGCATTTTTTCTAAAATAGTTTCCAGCACTGACTTTGTAGTTGTTTCTGATATATTTTTCTGCATCTCTTACTGCGGCACCCCATCTTGCTAATCCAACTAGATTGTTACCTTCAGAGTCAGTACCTGCTCTCCACATGGGGTCGCCATCATACTGTTGATATACTTTTCTCAATAAATTTATACCTTGGTCATTTACACCACGTTCTATTCCTAAATAGTCTGCTAGATTGCCCCAATCTGTTTCACCTGCTATGCCATTTGAGGAACCACCATCGTCTGGTTCAATACCAGCCGCTATGGCTAACTTATCTAATGGTTTGCCCATGTCTTCTGGATTTATTTCTACTTTGCCATCAAGTACTTTTTTAAGAATGTTTTCTAATGCTACTTTAAAACTTCTTTCATTGTTGGCCATTTCTTTTGCAACAACGTCTTTCATTTTTGCTGGGTAATGTTCCCAATCAAATGCATCAAAACGTTTTTGCTCTGCCTCGTCATCCATATTCTCCCAACTTATGCCATAACTTCTGTTTAATGGCTCTCCGCTTTTGGGATTTTTTGTTTCTTCATCAGGAAATAAATCGTCTTGTCCAGGTGCACCTTTTCTGCTGTCACCTTTGTGGGAAATCTCAATACCGATATTTTGTAATTTTTGGTATACATCACCATCGCCTTGAATAAACTTATCTTGGTCAATTAAGTCCTTCCAACTATAACCATATATTCTATTGAATCTATCTAATATTCTTTTATACCCTTTTTTACGCCAAGTGTGATAATAGTTTTTGTTTTTTTCAAAAGTGTCTATGAGTTCTAAGCCATTAGTGGCATCCTCGGCATCACTCCAGTGACTGGAAGGTATAACATATACTTT